TGAGGTGTTGCTGTCCAACACAGCATTGCCGCCTTTTAGGACCAGGGTATAAACTTCATTGGCATTGAGTTTGGCTGCGTTCACACTGCCGGTCACAAACACATTGCCGTTGATGGCCTGTCCGGGAGCATCAGCCCAGGTCTGTGTGGTTGCATTGAACTGATAAATTTTGACCACTGCGGTATTGGCTGACCAGGTAAATGCACCCACATCAGCATCTACCGGTGCCAGGCCGGATCCAATTGGTGCCACAATGTTTGTGGTAGGACTGGCCCACCAGGTTGTCAAATTGGCATTTGATGCACCAACTGGTGTGCTGGGGGTAAGCACATAGCCCATGGGTATGGGACCACGACTGCCAGGTGCACCACCGGCTCCGGTATATTGATAAGTGGCCCCCCAGGTGTTGCCGATACTGACATTGGCAGTGGGATTGGTGCTGCTTACTGTGGTGCTTGCGGCATAAATTGGTGCACCATTGGCACTGACTGGTGTGTTTGACCAAGTGGCCGGCGGAGTGCCAAGACTGGTAGCAAAATTGTAATAACCACCTGTGGGTGTGGCCGGTGCCGAATTGGCACTTTTGAACACGCTGTAAAAAAATGTGCTGACACCGTTGGCACCATTTGAACCGTTTGAACCGTTGGCACCAATCTGTCCAGTCAGCACTGCTGTGGTCCAAGGTCCCGCAGGGCCCACTGTGATGTTGCCAGTTGTGGTGGCCTTGAATGTGTTTTGACTGCTGTAAAAACCCGCATTGCCAGTGGGTATGCTGTTGCTCCAGCCCGCGGGTGCTGTAAAAATCAAGTTGCCAAAGTCATAGGTTCCGCCCGTGGGTGTGGCTGGGATTGAATTGGCTCGCTGATACGCAGTCATGACCACGATTGGTAATGCAGCCACTTGTGTGACAAAATCCAAATCAATACCGGCTGGACTGACCGGCACAGTCACATAACCATTGGCTGGTAATGTGGTGTCAACTATGAATCCGATCTGTCGACCACCTATGGTGTTGTAGTACAGTTGGTAAGTGGTGCCAAATCCACCATTGGCCACTTCGGTCCATTGGTAGCTGGCCGGATTGTTTATGGTACTGGGGCTGGTACTGTTGTTGTTGAGCACACCATAATACAGTTTGTTAGTACGCACTGTGGTGCTGAATCCGGTGCCGCCATCGGCCGAGTTGGCATAGGCCACATACAGGTATTTGTAGTAGTAGCTGAGTAAACTGTTGCCTTGTGCGATCTGACCGGTTGCGGTGTTGATCGTGACAGCATTGCCGGTGTTGGCCGTGGTACTTTGCCCCAGATTGCTGAGAGCATAGTTTACTGCCTCCATCATCTGACTGGCATCGGTTATACCAAATGTACTCATTATCTATCGTCCTCGGTGGCAGTAAATTGCCAGCTCACAGCACCGGCCTGCCAGGTATTGGTGCTGCTGGTATTGGTTACTTGAACACTGTAGGTTCTGTACACATTCTGATTGGCCTGTATCCAGGGATTGCTGGTGTTGATAGCAATGGTACCAGGCGTGGTAAAAGTACTGGCCTGTCCCACACTGTCGCTACCGCCAATGGCCACTGTGATCGAACCGGTACCGTTGGCTATGGGCAATCCGGCTGTGTCAATGTTGTACACTTCGGGCAACACACGATGCATCAAGGCCTGTTGGCTGTATTTGAGTCCCAGTTGCACATTGTCTCGTCGGAATGTGCTGGTGATAGGCCCATCTATAAAAGTGGTGCCTTGATCTTTTTCTACCAATTTTGCACCTGTCACGGCACGACTGTAGGTAATGGTCCTGGTGGCATCATTGAATTTGACACCGTCAAATGTGGGTGCTTCTACTGCATGGCTGGCAGTGTTGACATCTCTAGGCGGTTGCCAGCAGTCTAGGTCATATCTGTAGCTGAGCATCTTGTTGGGCCAACCGGTGCTGTTCAAATCGGCATAATAAATCTCAATCTGATTTTTGTTGGTGTTGTTGACCATGTAGGTGCGGTTATAATAGGTCGGGCTGAGATTTTCGTAAAAATAACTCTTGACTCGTTGGTTGCCCAAGCTTTTGAAATTGTTGCCATCAAACACCCAGATGTCTCTGGCATCTAGACCATATATGGTTTGGTCTGCATTGGCCCAGCAGTTTTCGTTCAACAAGCCGCGACCTTGATTCAGCAGCTTGACACCCAAGACCGGATAGTTGGTTCCTTGATAACTGATCGGGCTGAATACCACTGTGTCCCAATAGCTACAGATATAAAAATTGCCGTTGGCCGGAAAGCCATCTATGACTGGTCCACGCACTGGCACTTCCAGTTGGTTGGCCACATTGGTCGCAGTAGGAGCCCAGGTGGCCGGCACATCGTTGAGACCAAAACTCTGGCTCCATTGTACCGTGGTTGGATAGCGTGATATGGTATTGTTGGTATTGGTAGCTGTTAGATTGCCAGCAACCAGGATTGATCCCACATTGGGTGTGCAATACATACGCAAAAATCCAGCTGTGACTTTACGCCAGCCCGGTGTGTAGTTCCATTCGTATGGCACCGTGACTGTACCGGCCTGTGTTTGGCTTCCGGTCGTGGCGGAGGCATAGCTCACTGTGCTGGTAGTGCAGGCTGTGACAAAATAGGTGCCGTTGTAACCAAACGGTATCACACCGGCAACTATAATTTGTTCGCCCACAGCAAACGGTGCTGCGGCTTGTGTGGCAAAGGTCAAGGTGGCCACACTGCCGGTTCCGGCTGTGGCCGTGGTCAACAGATTCGAGGTATTTTGGCTGTACACCTGGAATTCCGTGGCTGATCCGGTCAAGAACATGGGAGCACCCACGCTGTCGTTGATTATGAGTGTGGTACCGTTCCAGGTATCAGTTATAGGCATGTCGGCCGAATAGCCCGGCAAATAAGCATTGGCGTCGGCACCGTATCCGGGCGTGATGTTGGTGACTCCGGCTGCGTCAACAGCATACCAACGACCTTGACTGGTGTTGCTGAGCACACAGGCAATATAGTACCAAACATTGTTGGCTCGATAACCGGCTGATATGAATATCACTGTGCCAGCTGGACCGGCCGCACCCGGTATGGCACTGAGAATCTCTTGATCACCAAACACAGCACGGATGCCTCTAGTGTTGGTTTCCACATTCTGTCCGGAATTGTATTCGTTGGGACCCAATGCACCGCTGGGCACATCGGGCGTGAATGTCATGCCGTTTAGTGATGTTTTAACTTCTGTAAATGTTGCCATTGTTTTTCCTTAGAATGATGATAGTGCTATGCGTTTCCATGTATTGGTGCCAGTGCAAATATAAAGATATGAGCTGTTCCAGGTCATTTGTCCTAGCACTCCTGTTGAATTACCAAGCGGGGTGCTGGAACTTTGTATGGCAAGAAATTGAGTGTTTAAATAACTACCTACATCAACATTACCATAAGCACTTAAAGAAAATGTATTAATTCTGTTACTAACGGTGAGACTACCTGCACCACCGGTGTTAATGCTTATGGTATTGTATGCTTGCAATGTCATTCCGCCACTGCTATCAATTAAAATTTGGCTTAGGTATCCGCTAAAAGTATTTCCCTGTATCTGCACAGTGTTGGCACTGCGTATTTGGACCCCACTGTTACCACTCACAGTGGCATTCATATTGGCATAATTGGTGCCCGAAATAATCAAATCAGAAGTTGCAATCACTCCAGTCAGTTGCGATCCATTGCCTAAAAAGTAATTGCCGGCAACATTGCCCACTGCACTCACATTGCCAGCTGATATATTGCCTGAAAATACTGGCAAATAATTGGCCACATTGGCATTTGAATAATTGGAAGTAATGCCGGTCAGTTGACTACCGTTACCCAGTATAAATCCACCTGTGATATTACCTGATGTAGATATAGTGTTTGATCCAAAATTGGCCATAAGACCAACCACATTGGCATTTGAATAATTGCTACCTGCACTAATGCCAGTCAATTGTGATCCGTTACCAATAAAATAAGTTCCAGCCACATTGCCCGTTGCTGTGATATTGCCTGCTACCACCAATCGATCACCGGGTAACAAGTTACCAATGCCCACATTGCCGTTGATGTCGATTGTGACCCGATCTGATCCACCTGTGACAAATCTAATTGGCACATAATCTGTGGCATTGGCACCTACTCTGTCTGATGATATTTGTATGTTGCCGGTGCCAGATATGTTGCTAAAAGTTCTAAAAAGGCTAATGGATTGATTGGCCAATGTGTTGGCATTGGCAAACATTCTAAAACTGCTTCCTAATAGGTTAGTGTTGGTGGCATTGGGTATAAGTCCCAAAGCTGTAAATCCTTGCGTGCCGGTCTGAGTGGTTTGGAAATAATTTCTTAGTGCTGTGTTGCCGTTGCTGAAATCACCGGTAATGTTATGTCCACTGGTCAAATTTAGATTACCGGTTGTAACATTGCCAGTGGTTGATATGACATTTGAACCAAAGTTGGCCATCAAGCTGGTCGCATTGGCATTGCTATACGAACCCGAACTGTTGGCTGTTATATAGGCCTGCAGATTGCTGACTGTGACTGTGTAATTGGTATTGGCACTCACAGTGGGTATGATAGTTGTACCAGTTATACTGGGTTGATTGGGCAGTTGGCCAAAGGTTATATTAGACATAGGTAGTTTCCACAAAATTGTTTCCGTCTTGCGTGATCAAGAAATTGGCACCGTCTTCGGTCACAAAAAACAAGGTCTGTAACAACACAGGTACAGGACCTATCGTTATACCGTTTTCCACAGTGATGCCGTTTTCGATCACGATCATAGATTACACGCCTCGTAAAGATCGGGCACCTGATCCGGAGTGGCCTGATTGATATAGGTATTGGTAGTAGGATTGAACACATTGCTCCAAAAAGTTGGTGCTCCTGAATTCATGGCGTTGGCTGTGGCATCGCCTGAAGGCATTTGTCCTGTCACTATGGGACCAAACTGTTCAATGGTCAGGGCGGTGTATTGTGTTCCTACTGGATACAACAGGGGATCTGATACGACTGTTACGATATACATGTGTTTTCCTTAGCTGGTTGCATTGTTAAATGTGGTTGAACCATTGGCCGCATCAAAGTGCATGAGCAGGGTGGTTGAACTGTCGACTATACCGATAGTGTCAGGTGGCACAAGCTGACCTGTGGTTATGTTGCCGGTTATGCTGATGTTGCCTTGTGGATCATAGCGAGCCAAGCCCACAGTCACAGACAATTCATCCAGATATGCGTTTCTTAATGTTTCATCTGTGCTGCCACTATTGTAACTGCCAATGGTAATGGCTCCTCCTGCTGCTGAATTGGCAAAATTTCTGCCCACCGCAGTGCCACCGGGTCCGTTGTTTCGCCACAGTTTGATACCATTGGCCCAAAATGCAATTTGTGTGTTGGCATTGCCGCCGGCTGTGCCGCTCCTTTGTGCCACAAAATGATTCCATTGGTTCAAGGGCCACACATAACTGGCATAATCTTGGTCAGCACCAGCACGACCAAATATGCTAATATTGTTCACATTGCCCTGATAGGTCTGACCCAGTCTGATACCCAAGCCGTTGGTGGCATTGTTTACTATGACATCTATACTGCTTCCGTTGTTTTGTCCTGGCAAGCTGGTATTTCTAGCAGTGGGAATATACAGCCAACCCTCAATGGTAAAATCGCCTGTGCCCACATTCATAAAAGTGGTTGTGGTTGTGGTCTGTATATAACCACCTGTGGCTGATCCATACAGGGCCGCATTGCCAAATTGGAAAGTGGCTGTGCTTTGATAAGCAGTGCCGGCAGGCACTGTCCAGGTCAAACTGCTGTTGGTGCCAGGTGCTGTGCCCACACGCTGATTGTAGTTAAAATTGGTAATGGTGGAACTAGCAAATGTCATTAGACAAATCCTCGTGCCAAACTGGCATAATAGGTTGAACCAATGTAGGTGATAGCTATGATGTCTGTGGTGCTGGCCGCTGTGCTGAGTGTTCGCACATTGCCGGCAAATTTCATGGTGCTGGTTAATGTTCTATTGCCGGTGGCATCTTGTGTGATTGCCAACACTACACTTTGACCTGACGCAATGTTTGTGATAGCATTTAGGGTGATATTGCCAGTGGCAGTCATGGTCTGGATTGATCCCAAACTGATGTTGGGTGTAATAGTGCCGGTGGCATTACCAAACGCATAAGGCGGTTGTGTAAATGCTGTGCTAGATATTACTGCGGCATTTGAGATTGAATATCCGGCAGCATCTATGTTGCCTGTTAAACTTGAGCCCACTGCTCCGGCCACACCCTGGGCACCTGTGGTTCCTTGGGCACCTGTGGTACCTGTTGTACCTTGTGTGCCAGTTCCGGTTGTGCCTTGGACCCCTGTGGTACCTTGGCTACCTGTTGTACCTGTTGTACCTTGTGTGCCAGTGGCACCGGTCTGTCCCACAGTACCTTGTGCACCAATCGTGCCTTGTGCACCGGTTGTACCTTGTGTTCCTGTAG